CCTTCACAGCCCTCAAAAAAACTCAATACTTCCTGGGACTGCTTTTCAATAGTTGAAGGATCAGGAAGAGTTTCCTTTTCAGGAAGATCCGGCACAACTTTTTCTTTAGGCTTCTTTACCGCAACATTGGCCTTAATACCCACAGGAGAAGCATTGAAAAGAACCATCGAATCAGAAAGAATCTTATCAGCCTGCTCCATAGAAAGCTTATTCATGAGTTTAACTCTGATCTTATCAACTTCAATACCCTTCCTTAAAGCTTCCACCGAAGCTGTACGATAAGGCTCAAATTCATCAGAAATTTTACTACCGGACAAGGAATATAATGTGCCCTTAACACCTACCTGACGCTCTGAGTTCTGAGTCTCCGCATAAACCTGCTGCTTCATAGTATACTTCCTAGCCAATTTCTTCAAACCATCGGCTATAAACTCTGAAATTTCTCCTGCTTCAACAAGTTTATCTACCTTTTCCGGGGTCAGACCAGGAAGACCATTAAGCTCCGCAACAACAAAAGCTATATATTTTGAAGCGTCTTTTAGGTCCACAGCGGCATACTTTTTACGAAGCATCTCTTTAAGGTCATTAGCACTTTTACCTTTAACAACCTGAGACCGTGCAAAATCAAGGATCGGAAGAGCATTCTTAAAAAGAATCTCTTCATTAGCCCACTTATTAACAAAAGCCTTCTGAGCTGACTTTTCCATGATATCTTTAAGAGCTTTATCAGGATCAACCTTTTCCACTTTCTTCGCCGCAACTTCAACCTTTTCAGGCACAGCCATGAAGGCATCACGTAATGTCTCTTTTGAATTAATAACAAAACTCTTACTTATTTTACCCGATGCTACCAGATGATTCTTATACTTATCAAAGGTATTTTCGTCATATTTAACACTGGCTAAGACATTCTTATGGAATTTATTAGCCAAAAAACCCACAACTTCCTTGGTCAACTTACTCTCATTCAAAATAATATCCTGAGCAAGACGAGTACGGTGCTGAGTCAAAAACTGTTCGGCTTCCTTAGGAGTAGTAAAAGCCGAAGCATCAATATAAACATTACCCAGTAAACCCTGCTCTTCAGATAACTTAGCCAAGGAATCTTTTGCCAGAACTATATCATTTGAATGAAACCTGGAACGAATATGATCCGCAAGTTCCTTCCCACTAATCCCAGCCATCATAGCCTTTTTAGCCTCCCTGACAACATCTGCAATGGCTCCTTCAGTGGCTTCCTTATTTGAGGCATTGGCTCCCAATTGCTGAACAGTTAAATTAGGAATAAGATTAAGACCCTTGCTCTCATGGTTCCATATTTCAGCCAACTTGGGACCTATCCTGACTGAATTGTTGTCGGAAGGATAATTGTCATACGTCTTGGGATCGACCGTAAGCCAGCCATGATTCACAAGTTTCGGAAAACTTGGATTAGTTCCAATAATGTCCTGTGTAAGGTCTTGCATTGTAATGGCTCCTTATAAAGAGTTGGCAAAGAAGTTAATTAACGAATTTTGAACAGCCACAGCAAAAATATCTTTCTTTCCTGAAGCTGTCTTACTAATATCCGTTGGCTCCGTCGGTTTAGGAACCTGTTCTGACTTTTCAGCAGGCTTCTCAGATTCCAACGTAGGATTACTTTCAGGTTCAGGTTTATTTTCAGGTTCTTTTTCAGGTTCAATAGTAGGTGCATCTTCAGATTTCTGAGTATTAACAATATCGTCCTGAGAAACTCCATCTTCTACTTTTTCAACATTTTCAACAGCATCTTCCTTTTCCTTGATAAGCTTTTTAATTTCTTTATCTTCCCCAACATTCCATCGAGGATTTGTAAGCTCATCAGCAATACAGTCAGCTACATCACTAAGAGCAAAAATTGAAGTCTGAAGAGCTTGCTTTATATCTTTAATAGGAATAATATAACCCACACCCCCAAGACGCCCGTCTGGACTTATTTCCGGCCCCTTAAAACGAGAGAACTCATTAAAGGAAGACGTTAAATTTTCAAGAGATACACTAACATTATGAAGTATATTCTTAAGATGCCTGATCTTCTTGGGATTATATTTAAAATCCTCAGGAATCTCCCTCCTAGTACTCTGCGAGGCCGCCATTCTTAACTTTGAAGCCGTAACAGCTTTTAATACCTCAGGATGATCTGTAAGACGATGTCTCATGGCTCATGGCTCTCCTTACACTTTAATGGGCTTATTAGTATCGGGGTTAAACAGCCGTTCAATAATAACTTTACCGTCCTCGCCTTCTATAATCTTCCATAAATCCTTTTCGGCTTTGTGGACTAGGTTATCATTAGAGATCCTGAAAAAATCAGAAAGATCCCCAAGAGACGCAACTTTCATCTTATTAGGGAGAAGAAAGTCGTCAAGTCCACTGGTTTCTGCTTCTTCTGCATTTCTCAGGCTGCCTACTTCTTGTAATAATGTCTCATAAATATCCATACCTGCCTCCAATCACATTAAAAACTAACCATATTAATAGATTATTCCAGTTTCTTAAGAAAAATTTTTTAAAATGCCAGCAATTGCTTCATCATTATCCTTATAGGTTAATCGTATAAGATTGATTTTATTGTCCTGACAAAATTTATTTTTAATGCCGTCCAATTTTTTAATAGTTTCTAAAGCTTTTTCTCCGCCAAAATAATCTAAAGGAACAAAATGTTGTTGACCATCAAATTCAATACAAGTATTTTTACTAGGAACATAGAAATCAAAATATAATTTTCTTTTATGTATGCATCCTTCAAATGTCTTTTCACGCTGATAATCCACTTTAAATGAATCCAATAAGGCCGCTATTCTTTTTTCGCCTTTAGATTCTGAACAAACAGGACATCCTTCACCTTTTAAATGTGCATGAGGACATTGCATGAATTCACCATGACTTTTACATATAATTTTAACTTTTAAGACATTATAAGCTACTTCAGAATAGTCATATCTATCACCATGTACTTTATGGGCTTTCTCAATAAATTCCTGAGTAGTTAATTTAAGTTTTTCAGCAATAAGATTATAGGCACATTTAGGGCATTCATGGCCATATAAATGATTAAAAGGTGCCTGAAAAAAAAAGCCATGGTTTGGGCAACCTATTCTAATATTAGTATAACAATCTTTATAATCAACTTGAGTATAATCATAGAAATCGCCATGAACTTGAGTGGCTTTCTTTATAAAAAGCCCTGTTGTAAGTTGATTATAGCGAAAAGATTCCCAAAAGCACTTTATGCAACCATGCTTCTGTAAATGATTACGGGGAGTTTGATGAAATTTTCCATGTTTTGGACATATTATTTCTATCTTTGTTATTAAATCTTTATAAACTGCCTGTGAATAATCGTATTTATTATTGTGTACTGTTCTAGATAAATTAAAAAATTCTTCCTGAGAAAGTCTTTTTTTATCATTACCTTGCTGTTTTCTACAATAAGGGCATCCTCGATATAAATGATTAGAAGGAGTTTGCTCAAAAACCCCATGTTCAGGGCATATAATTTTAACTTTTAAACAAGATTTAATATATTCTGTTTGAGAATAGTCATATTTATTTCCATGGACTTTTCGAGCTTTTTCTATGAATTCTTCTGTAGTTAATCGAGGTTCATATTTTTCTATATTCTTTTTTGGGACTTTTAGACAAGAAGGACATTTAGCACCCCGTATATGGCTTAGCATAAATTGCATAAAAGGACCATGTAATTTGCATATAATTTTTATTTTTGCATTTTTAGAGACATAATTCATTTCAGAATAATCATACTGGTCACCGTGTACTTGTTGAAATCTTTTAATAAGTTCTTGATTTGTCAATTTACGCTTCTCTGCTACAACTTCTTTCATACATTTTGGGCACTTATTGCCTCTTAAATGATTAGCTGGAGTTGAATAAAAAGAGCCATGAATTTTACATATAATTTTAATTTTAATATAATTTTTTTTATAATCAGTTTGTGAATAATCATAAAAATCGCCATGAACCTTTTGAGCTTTTTTTATAAACTGCTCAGTAGTTGTTTTAACATCTCTAGCACATATAGGGCAACCCTGTTTTTTTAAATGATTGCAAGGCTTTTGTTTAAAAACTCCGTGTTTTGGACAAATTATATCCACTTTAATATTATTTTTTTTGTAGTCAACTTTTGAATAATTATATTTTTCCCCATGTACTTTTTTAGCTAATGCTATAAATTCTTCTTGTGAGAATTTTAAACTATTAATGCGTTTAAGAGAGCCACATTTAGGGCATCCATTTTTATTTAAATGACTATTAGGCGTTTGTACAAATTCTCCGTGTTCAGGACATATAATTATAACTTTATCAGAACCTCTTATATATGACACTTTTGAATAAATATATTTAACGCCATGTATTTTTCTGGCTTTTTCTATGAATTTTTCAGTAGTTAGAGTCATGAGATAATCAATGCTGAAAAAATTAACCCATCAAGTCTTGTAAGCCATCCAGATCCCCTCCAGTAGGCGGTGGATCCACTTCCATGCCGTCGGGGTCAGGTCCATCTCCCCTTGGCCTTACAGAGTCTACAATGGGGTCATGGGGGGCAGAAAAGTCTCCTACACTTGTATCAATATCCCTGTCCGGGCGTTCTCCTTGTCGCGGTATATCAAATCTTTTTTCATTATATTGGTCATAAAGACCTCTAAGGCTATCAATTACAGCTTCAGATCCTTCGGGCAATTCACATTCCTGATAATATGGGATATTTTGTGCAGGTCCTACAATTTCAGCTTTCTTAATCTTATAAGCTACAACTCTAATATCATCGGCCATTTTACGCCATAAATATCCAGGCCATTGATATATTCTTTCCCACTGCTTTAGAGCACTATCTATTTTTTCTAGTTCGTCTTCATTTTTCTCTGTTTCTAGGAGCTTCCTTAAATCGTTGGGTTGGAAAAAAATATAAGGGTTTGGGTCTAATTTGCCCGGAACTAAACTACCGCCAGGGGTATGTATAATGGCATCTGACTGTTTTTTCATTTTAAACCAAACTAAGGCCTTATAATGTTTATAGAATTTAATCTAATTCAAATATCAAGAGATTATTAAAAAAATTCATTTAAGGTTTGCTTAAATTCATACAGATTGCCAATCAGGCTGTAACTCAATCCTTGAATTGAGCTCCATATTCCGCCATATAAGACGTCGGATTCTCAGTATATTTAGATTTGAGAAAGTCAGGAGACTGAGTAATGTCTACTTCCCAGGTGGGCACCTGAATCATCAATGAATCCTGACAATTCTTCTCCATGGAACGCTTATAAAGCTCAAAAAATTTACCCGAACGGAAAGCAGGAGAAGATGCACAAATTATCCTTCCATGAGGCTCACCATCCGGAGCGTTAAATTTAGCCACTGAAGGAGTCACAGCATCATAAATAGTCTCGTCAATAAAATAGGCCATTTCATCCAAAACAGTTATAATATTATTGCCTCGAATTTCACGACTTGAACAAGGAGATGAGACTATTTTAATAGAAGGTCTGTTACCTGCATAAAGTTCTAAATCTCTCTGAGTATTTAATAGCATATCATTTGCAGTAGCCCTATATCTGTATTTATCAAAATAATCCAACCTTTCAAGATGCCCTCTAATTCTTTTAAGCAGCATAAAAGCCTCTTCCTGCTTTGTAGCTATACAGGCTAAACAAATTACATCATCAGGCATAATCCCATAATATTCTTGGGGACTGACCCTCTTAAGCAATTTATAGGTCTCATAAGCAACTATTATAGAAATAATATGAGTCTTTGTACTACTACGGCCCATAACAAGTAAAAGATTCTGACAGGGGTCTTTCGGATCTCCTGAAATATTTTTTATATTAATACGCCCCTCGTTATAAAGAAAATCCAAATATTCCATTTCAGAGAAACGAAAACGTTCTTTCTCGCAGAATTTATCTTTGATTATTATGATTTTTTCAGAATCATCAAGAGGAATGTTATAGGCACACTTTAAAATGAATCTTTGGACAGGAAATAAAGAAGGAACTCCGGGCACGGAGCCAAAGCCTAGACCCCATGGAGCTTCACTAAACTCAATAATGTTCCGCTCGCTTTCATCTTTCAACTTCTTTGAAGTAATGAAAGTCGTGCAAAGATCGGAAACTGTCATGTGCTTTCCAGTTCATTTTAAAAAAGATTCTTAGGAGACATTGCTTTAATCATCTTTTCAGCCTTATTTTCCCAGCCATCAAGATTCTTAGATAATGAATGGAAAAACATCTCTTTATATTCAGGAGGAACTTTTACNTCATCAAAGGTCTGATTAATAATTTCAAGAAACATCTTAAAAATTTCTCGAAATTTAGGCCCCCTCAAATCCAAATCTCCCATCTCTCCTGAAAGAGCCCTGCGCTGGAGCTCCGTATCAGCCATGTGCTTTAATAATGTACCACGCTTAAGAGATATACTCGAAGTATCCGAAATATGCCCGTCATCTTTATCTTTAGACTTTTTAATGCGTAAATCTTTTAAAGAAGACTGCTCCTCAGCCAGGCCATATAATATGGTCTTAAGGATTACTTCAGGAACCTCGTCTTCTTTAATAGCCAGACATATATCATCATTTGCCAGCTCTTCAGCTAGACAAACATTCATGTCCACTACCCCAGCAGGAATAGATATAGTCTCTGGAGCCTTAAGAGAATTTTCAAGACCTGTATTAGTCTCATCATCAGCCATGCTNAAAATCCTTACATTATTGAGTCAAGGCCTGAATGACTGATAAGTCCCCCAACATCAAGAGTCTTCTGAGTANTAGAAGGATCTACATCTACAACCATNCCTTCACAGCCCTCAAAAAAACTCAATACTTCCTGGGACTGCTTTTCAATAGTTGAAGGATCAGGAAGAGTTTCCTTTTCAGGAAGATCCGGCACAACTTT